TATAGATGGCTTCCGAAAAGGTTGTCCATAAAGAATAGCTCGAATGGTCGTAACCGAGCCCAGAATATTTGATTATATTATTTTTTTGAATGTTCCATGATGCATCCCGTACCTCGAAAGCCCATTCTCCCAGCGCCGTGTCGCCGCAGGCGACATTGGACCCGCCGGATTGAACCCCCCAAAATTTTCTGACGACGTAAATGCCCACATCCTCCCGGTCGTAGATCCCCCGCGCGTCGGGGTCCCAATAAAAAGATGAAACATGGTTGTTATAGTGTATATTGCGCGGGCCCAGCATGTTGCCGATATCCGAGGTCACGGCCGCAAAATAGATCGGCCGGTCGTGCCTGCCGTAGTAGAGCGGGTAGGCGAGCCCCTGGTCCTCCGGGTGCACGACGCTCCAGGAGTCGATCAGCAGCTCGCCGGGGACGAGCGGATCGCGCTGCAGCAGCCGGTCGTAGATCTCCAGGGTGCAGCGCTCGGGGTCGGCGCCGTCGCGGGCGATGCCGCGCACCTGGCCCACGTGCGGCTGGAAGGCGTCGCTGTTGGCGGTCACGGTGAGGCGCGCCGTGGCGTTGGCCAGCCGGGCGGCGTTGTCGCGCCAGTAACCCAGGCTGGCGGAGAGTGTGATCCGGTAGGCGCTGGGCTTGCCCAGGCCGCCGCCGAAGGGCGCCTCCCAGGAGGGGGGCTGGAAGTCCACCACGTCCACGTGCGTGAACTGCCAGGTCGTGCCGGCGTCCACCGGGGTGAGGGCCAGCCCGAGGTGGGTCGTGACGTGATCGGCGCTGACGACGCTGGAGAGGCTGCGCATTTCACACCCCCAGCGCCAGCTTGCGCTCGATCAGGAGCCGCTCCAGCAGCCGCCGCGTGGCCCGCTCGACCACGGCCGGATCGCCGCTGGCGAAGTGCTGCGTCAGGTTGATGACCAGTCCGCCGCCGGCGGCCACCTCCGCCCGGCTCTGCACGTTCTCGCCTTCATGGGCCAGGATCAGCCCGGCGCCCGATTCCATCCCGGGCAGTCGCAGCATCCGACTGGCGGTAACCCGCCCTCCTTCGGCGAAACCGAGACGATCCCTGAGCCAATCCGCCGCACCACCTCCTCCTCCGCCGAGCGCGGCGACCAATTTGCGGATCCAGCCTGCCAGGGAATTGATCGGCGCGCTCAGAGTGGTGAGCGCTCCCTCCAGTTTTATGAGCAGGCCGCCCATCCCCTTGAGCGGCTCGACAAGCTTGGCGACCGGTTCCAGCAGGGATTTCAGGGCGCCGCCGGTTTTCCCGAGCAGGTCGCCTATGCTTTCCAGAACGTTCAAAAGACCATCGAACACTTTTATCAAGGCATCGAATCCCCATTCAAACAATTCGATCTGTTTCTGGAGCACGGCGATGTAGAGCTCTAGGGCCTTGGCGAGGAGCACGAATGCGGGTTCCAGCTTTTCGACCGCCGGGGCGAGTTTCAACAGGATCGGGGCGATCACCTCTGCGATGGGTTTGACCAGGGCTACGAGCGCCTTGCTCAGTTCCTTGAGGGCCTCCTGCATTTCCGGGTCCTGCATCAGCAAATCCGTAAGAAAGCCGACCCCCGCGCCGATCGGCCCGCCTTGCTGAAACCCGGCGATGGCGCCGCCCACTCCGGGCAGGGAGCCGCCGAGACGCTTGCCGAAATCGCGTGCCGCGCCGATCGCGGCTTCCGAGGCCGACAGGCTCTTGAACTGCGCCTCCACCCCCTCCCTGCCCTTGCGGGTCTTTTTCTCCATGCCCTTGCCCATGCGGTCGAACTCGTCGATCACGTCGTTGACCAGGTCGGGCACGTAGGAATGCCCCACCACCGAGTCGTACAACCCCCTGAAGAAGCCCTTGACCTTCTCGATGGCCGCGCCGACGGCCTCCACGGCCGCGTTGAAGCGCTCCACGAACCATTTCTGCACCGTCTCGCCGAAAAGCGCTATCGATGCCTCCACTGCGACCAGCCCGACGGCGACCAGCGCCAACAACCCGAGCGGACCGGTGAGAGCCACGAATGCTAATCCGATCGCGGCCAGCGCGGCCAAAAATATCGGATTGCTGAAAGCGTCGAACAGGCGCTTGACCACGGCCTGGTGCTCTTGGATCCACTTGCCCAGGGCCTGCACCCCGCGGGTGAGCCCCTGCACGGCGGCGATGGCCTTGTCGATCAGCCCCGCCTCCCCCAGGGACTTGAGGAGCTGGTCCCAGGCGTCCGAGAAGTTTGAGGTGGCCCCCGTCCAGGTGTCCATCATGGCCTTGGCGCGCCCGGAGAAGGCTTTCTCCGCGCCCAGCGTGAAGGCTTTGATGGCGTCCTTGGAGCTGATGCTGCCCTTGGCCACGGCCGCGCTGAACTCGGCCATGGACAGGCCCATCGCCTCGGCCATGATCTTGATGGCCGTGGGCACGCTCTCCCCGAGCTGCTGGCGCAGCTCCTCCATGGAGGCGACGCCCTTGCCGCCCATCTGCTGGAGGGCCACCGCCGCCCGCGTGATGTCGGCGTCGCTCCCGCCGAAGGCCGCCACGGCGTTGGTGAGGGCGGACAGGGTGCGCTGGGCGTCCTCGATCCCGCCGCTCTTGAGCTTGACGAACGCGTCGGTGAGGGTGGTGAGCTGGGCGGGCGATTCGATGGCCAGCTTTTGCAGCCCCGCCATGGCCGCCTGCGCGCCCTCGGTCGAGCCCGTAATTTCCTTGAGGATGATGTTGTAGCGCCGGAAGCGGTCCGTGGTTTCCAGCACCCGCTCGATGGGCCCGGAGAGCGCGTTCCACGCCTTGCGCCCCAGCTCGATGGCGTTGTTGAGCGCGACGATGCGCCCGGAGAACGAGGAGAACGCGGCGGCCCCGCTGTCCTTCGCGCTGATGACGAACTCGATTCGGTTGTCCGCGGCCATCGCCTGCTATCCGGGCTTGAGGGTCTTGAGGGTTTCCGTCGCCTGCTCGCCGATCAAGTCGAACAGCTCGACGGTGAGGTTGGCCTGCTCGTTGTAAGGGCGCCCATCCGGCCAGGCAACGCGCCGGATGCCCTCGGCCGTCAGGTCGTGGCAGTGGCGCCAGGCGTCCAGCCAGGCAGCCAGGGGCAGCCCGCCGATGGGCTCTACGGGCCCGGCCTCCCCGAGTCCGGAGATTCCCCGGGCGACGGCGCGCCGGACATCGGCTTTTTTACGGCGCTCAGGGTGGACGCCGCGAACAGATCCCCGATCAGGGCGGCCAGCAGCTCCAGGAAATACGATTGCTCCAGCGCCACCTCCAGCCCGGCCGGCCGGCCGTCCACGGTGAGCCCGCTGAAATCTTCGATGTAGGCCGGCAGCAGCTCGGCCGCCGCGTCGGCCAGCGCCATCTGGTCGGCGAAGATCATGCTGACCGCGCCGCCCGGCGCCTGCTTGAAATACGGGCTCAGGCGCAGCAGGTCCTGGCGGGTGAGGGGCCTGAGGCGCCCGGTGATCACGTCTCCGTCGAACTCGATCCGGAATGTGCGGGAGGGGAGGAAATTGCTCACGACTGCCTCCTATATATAGTGTCAGGAAATAGTTTCAGGGATCTCCGGGGCGCCCGGCGATCAGCCGTAGGCCGCCTGGGTGTTCTGCAGCGTGTACCAGATGGCCTGCGCGCTGGTGGCGTCGTAGGCGCCCACGCCCTGGAAGCCCACCTCGATCTCGCCCGGCCCGCCCGCCATGGGCTTGTATTCCGTGAGCCGGAACGCCGGGACGAAGATCTTGAATTCGTCGTAGAAGCCGGACTGCACCACCGTGGGCCCGCGGAAGGTGATCTGGAGCAAGCCTTCCGACCCGGCCAGGAAGCGCTGGTACTGGGTCTGATCGTCGAACTTCGCCTTGCCGCTGATCCGCACCTCGCGGTAGCCCGTGCGCTTGGCGCGCGAGGGATTGCTCGACCCGGAGAGGGTGTGCCCCGCGTCGATCTTCTCGGTCTGCTTGATGCTCAGCTCCGGGAACAGGACGATCGCGGAACCGTCGAGGGCGCACGATCCCTGCTCCCAGGTGTAGAGCTTGCCGGATGGGTAGGAGGCCGCCACGGCCGCGATCTGGTCGTGCGCCCCGCCCACGAATCCGACCTTGACCTTGAGGAATTCGCCGGCGCTGACGCTGAGCTCCAGCTCGTTGGCCACCAGGTCGGTGAAGCGGTCGGCGCTGCCCGTGTCCAGGTAGCGCAGCACCGTGCAGGGCTGCCCGGCCCACCGCGCATGCCAGTCCGCGGCGCGCGGCAGGAACTGGTGCGTGTACAGGCTGCCCGAGGTGCTCAGCACCGAGCGCGCGCAGATGGCGCCCACCAGCACCCCCAGGTTGATCGGATGGGCCTCCATCTCGATCTCCCCGGGGGTCGCGCGCGGGCCGAAATAGTAGGGGTTCTCGTCCAGCCGCCCGCGCATCCCCTGCTCCATCAGCGGGGGCAGGTCGGGCGCGAAGCTTTCTTTGATCGCCTGCAGGTGATAAAGCGAGGCCACGTTGGTGGCGGTGCCGCTGCCCTGATAGGCCAGGGCGAGCGTGGAGCGCATCCCGTAGGTCATTTTTCATCTCCTTCCGTGCTGGGCGCCCGGCCCTTGCGGCGGCGCGATTCGATGGAGGTCACGCCCGGCGGCAGGCTCTCGGTAGTTCGAACTGAGTCGGGAGCCTCCGGTTCGGCCTGCGGTCGCGCCCGGTTTTGCGCAAGGATCTCCGGGGCGCCCCGGCGTTCCAACACCGCCTCCCGGGCCAGCCCCTGCGCGATGTAGCTGCGGGCCGCCTCATCGGGCGCCTCGCGCGCGATGCCGGCTTCCATCCAGCCCAGCGGGGTATCCCGCGCGGGGCCCGTCCATTCGATCCTCATGTGTTTTTCCTCCCGCTGAGGGTGAGCAGCGCCTGTTGGAAAAAGAGCGCATTGTCGGCCGTGTCGACGAATTGCCGCTCCAGCTCGTAGGCGAGCAGCAGGTCCAACGTTCCGCCCAGGGTGCGGTCGGCCTCGATGGCTTCCCACACGTCCTTGGTGTACTCTCCCAGTAGATCCTCGCAGACGCCGCCGTTGGCGTAGCTCGTCGCCTGGATCACCAGGCGTATGGTCACTAGGCTGCTCCAGAGGCTGTTTCCCGTGCCCACGCCCAGCCGCGCCGGATCGGATTCGGCCCGGACGATGTAGATTCCCACCCAGGGCGCCCGTTCCGGGTAGGGGTTGACGGGCTCGCCCCTGCTCACAGTGTAGCTAAACCCGGCGTCCGTGCTGGGCAGGTTGGCCGCGAGCTGGGTTTCCAGCGCCGCGCTGATGGCCGACAGGTCGATCACGGCATACCTCCTACTTGGTTTCCAGCGCCTGGCGCACGTGCTCATCCAGGATGCGTCGCGCCGGCGCGATTACCTCCCGGCTGCGCGGCTGGATGCGCCGCTGCGGTATGGGCGAAAGCCCCTCCTCGTGCGCCCGCGAATAGGGAAGCTGCGATCCGATCCCGGCGTCCCGCGCGTCCGAGAAGGGAAGCAGGCTCGCCTTGAGCCGCCCGGTGTCCTGCAGGATCATCACCCGCCCCAGGCGCGCCACGAAGCCAGCGCCGCGCTCGCCCTTGCGCCGCCGGGCGCCCCGGAGATTCTTGCGCCGCCGGGCGCGCAGGGTGGCCGGGGCCAATTCCTTCCACCCGCCCACCTTTCCGCCCTGGGAGCGGAAATTTTGCTGAACCCACTGGTCCAGCATGATGGAGATTTTCCGGTAGGCCGTCGCGCGGTCCGCCACGGCGGCCTCGATGCGCCCCATGCGCGCGCGCACGGAGGCCAGCGCGGGGCGCACGGTGATGTCGATGCTGCGGGCCATGGCTCTCCGTCAGGAGGCATTGGAATTCATAGTTGGCCGCGGTCGACGGCGATGTCGTAGAGCTGGGAGGAATCCACCTCCCACTCCGCGGGATGATCGAGCCCGAAAATGGGCACGTAGCCCTGGCTGGGACTCCATACGGTCTGCGCGCCGGCGCTGGCCAGGGCCGCGCCGTTGCTGGTCATCATGCGCCGGCGGCCGTCGATCAACTCGCCGATGGCCTTGTCCACCCGGGTCTGGACCGCCGCCACCCGCTCCGGATCGTCCGGTCCGGCGGCGAGGATGTAGGTCAGGTCGATGGCCAATGCCTTGGCGGTGAGGTTGTCGGACGAGAACGGCACGGTGAAGTAGGCCCCCAGCCGCGAGTCGAGCTCCGCCTCCGCCAGGGCGACGAAGGCGCTCTCGGCCGCGGCGGCCGTGGCGACGCGGTTCACCAGCCGGGCGTACTGGGCCAGTACGTCGGCGCTCCAGGTGCAATAATCACCCATGTCTGTCACTCATCGTCATTCCTCCGCGAAGCGCGGGGCTCCTAGAGATAATTCCCGGAGAGGCCCCGGGCCCGCTCGGATACCAGGGCCGTGCAGAAGAGCTCGAAATCGGCCGGGTCGGCGAACAGCCCCTGGATGGGCTGGGGCAGGCCCTGGTCCCCGATGCCGAAATGCCGGGCCGCCACGGCCACCGCGCCCTCCACGCCGGCGCCCGTCGTCAGGCGCACGGCCTCGGAGTAGTACCCCAGGCTCTCCACGCAGAGCTGGAGCTGGCGCTTTTCCAGCAGGCCGCGCCAGAGGGCGATGGCCTCCCGCGCCCGCTCGTGCATGGCGGGAGAGACCGCGCCGGTGTGCTCGATCTCGAATCGGTTGGCCTGCATCAGGTCGCGGATCCACAGCATTTTGCCGAGCGTCCGCTCCGGATTGCGCTCGCGGTCCTTGAGCATCAGGGGCAGGTTGCGCTCGAAACGCTTGCGGCGGACCTCCTCGGTCAGGTAGCCGTTGTGGCCGATCGCCACGTCCGGCGGTAGGAATACCCGGCCGGCCCCGCCGTTGACGGCCCCGATCTCCGGATGCTCGTGCACCAGGCCGAAGAACCGGAAACCGCGCCGGTTGCGGAAGACCCGGCAGGGATAGTCCGTCTTGATTACCCCGGCCGGCTCCAGCGCGAAGTGGGTCTGCCGCACGGCGTAGGCGTCATACGGGTTGGGCCTCAGGTAGGCTGGCAGATTGTACGGCCAGATCAGTTCCTCGTCGTCGTCGATCCAGAGGATCCAGTCCCCGGCGGCGCGCTCGATGGTGGCGTTGCGGGCCGCGTCGAAACCCACGCTCAGCGGCGATCGGGCGCCGTAGGCGCGGGCGCCGTATTCCGCGCAGATCTCCCAGGCGCGGCCGTCCCTGGATCCATGATCGGCTTCCCCGCAGTCGATGCCCACGATGATCTCATCCGCCACATCCCGCACGGAGCGCAGGGTTCGGGCCAGAGTTTCTCCGTGAGGCATGGCGAGCATGCACACCGACAGGGTCTCCCGCGGCGCCTGCAGGCGCCCCTTGCGCTTCCAGTCGATCGCGCCGGCTGATTCCGATGGCACCGGCGCGGGCCGCGCCGTCGCTCCGCGCTTGCGGTAGGCCAGCACGTATTGCCCCAGCGCCTCGCCCCGCCGGGCTTTGCCGCTGGGGATGGCGCGCAGGAAAAACGCGGGGTAGTGGCCGAACAGATCGTAGAGGTCGGCCTCCTCCAGGTGATGCAGGTGGGCGCGCCAGGGCCAGTGCGCGCGGTAGCCCTCCGCCTCCCAGGGCCCGTAGGGCACCGTGGCGACGAACAGCCCGCCCGGCTTGAGAGTGCCGAGCAGCGCATCCGCCAGCCGGGCCGGTTCGGGCGCGTGTTCCAGGATCTCCCCGGCCAGCACGGCATCGTACGGTCCGCCCGCGGCGTGGTGATCCCCTACGAGGAAACGCACCCGCGTTTCCAGCCCCTCGGCCAGCGCCCAGGCCTGTGCCGTCTCGATGTTGGATGGGGCGAGGTCGATCCCATCCAGGCGCAGCTCCGGGAAGCGCCGGGCCAGGTTCACGGTATAGTGGCCGTGGGCGCAGCCGTAGTCCAGCACCAGCCCGCCGGCGGGGATGCCGCTCAGCAGCGCGGCCACCTCCTCGTAGCGCGGCTGGCCATCCAGCGTTTCAGGCCCGTAGACCACGCCGCGCGCTCGCTCGTACTCGTAGTAGCCCGCGTAGTGCCCGGCCAGGTCGTCCTCCCGGGCGAAGCGGTAGCACGCCTCATGCTCAGCCAGGGCGCCGGCGACGATGGGATCCGTTTCGCGCGAGTCCGCCAGCTCCAGGCGCTCGAAGGCGCCGAGGTCGCTGGTGTGCAGGTAGTGCCGCGCCATGCGGCCCAGGGAGGCCGTGCGCTCGGCGAAGAGGCGCTCGATCAGGTGCGGCTCCGGGCCGAGCGGCTGGGCCCCGGAGCCGGCGTAGCCCCGGGAGAATGCGCCGTACGCATCAGCCCACGGGGCGACGCCTGCGCTGCCGCCGAGCGCCGCCAACCATAGGCGCCCGCGCGCGCAGAGGCTATACTCCGCCGCCCACCATCATCCGCCGGCGCGCACTGCCATGGCCGACACGCCCGTCAACACGACCGTCAACATGCCGGTCAAAAAGCTCCATATCGTCACCCAGGGCTGCCAGATGAACGAGT